CTTCTGCGCGATGCTCGCCTCCCGTGGCTTCGATTACAGATCAGCAAAGACGGCGGGCGAGGGAAACCACTACCACAAGAACTGCCGCTGCAAGGTCATCCCCGGCTTCGACGGCATGGAGGTAGAGGGGTATGACGAGGACGAGTGGTACAACAGGTGGAGGGCGTTCGAAGAAATCGACAATGCGCCTGGGCTGAGCGTTAAAGCCCGGCAATCTGCCAAGGAGTTCCTTTCCTCCATGCCAATGACGGATGAGGGCGAAATCGATAGGGCCGTCGCCGCAGCACTTGCACGAGCGGAAGCAGACACCTACAACGAGAGAATCAACAGGGCGTGGCAAAAGTTCAGGAAAGAAAAGACGCCGGAAAATTATGACGCGACAATGGGCGCGGCTTTAAGGAAAATTGGCGAAAGGTCCGGTGCAAAGTTCTCGGCCGAGTACATGGCCCAGCCCGACGGAGACGAACTATGGCTCGCTTCTAAAATCGCGGCAAACGATGCCCGCTTCTTATATGCGACGAGGGAGCACAAAAACCCAGACGCTTACATTGACGGCGTATTAACCGAGTTCAAGACGGTTCAATCTGCTCGAAAGCTCGCATCACGCTTGAAGGATGCTTATGAGAAATTCGAGTCGTATCCCGGAGTTGACCGGGTGTGCGCTGTGAGTCTCCTTAGATATGAGGGGGACACTTCGTTGCTCAAAGAGGTGGCTGAAAGATTTATTGCCGACGGCACATTGGACAACGTGTATTTCATCGGCCCAGAATAGCAAAAGGCGATGCGCCCGCTCCTCGGAGCCTGTCCCAGGTGGTAACGCATCGCTTCAATCCGAGTATACCCATTTAACTTTGGTCGCGCCATTTGCGCGGCCTTTTTCATGCCGAGACGGCCAAATCTCACGCCGCTAGGACAATCCCCACAACGCGCCGCACGGCGCATATCCAACTGAAAGGCCAGCCGCACGGCGGGCCGGGAGCGCCGCACGGCGCGGGAAGGAGCAGCGATGGCTAACGAGGGTGCAGTGCAGATCGAGGGTCAGCCGAACGGCGAGGAGCCCGATTACAAGGCACTTTACGAGGAGGCGAAAGCGCAGGCGGAGGAGGCCAAGGCGCACTCACGAGAGTGGGAGAAACGAGCCAAGGACAACAAGAACGCCGCCAAGCAGCTTGAGCAGGCCCAGCAGGCGGGCAAGACCGCCGAGGAGCGAATCGCCGACCTCACCAAGCGCCTCGACGCCAAGGAGAAGGCCGAGGAGCGCGCCAAGGTCGCCGCGAAGGTGGCCGAGGCGAAGGGCGTCCCCGCCGACCTCCTCGTGGGCGATGACGAGGATGCCATGTCGGCCTACGCCGACAAGCTGCTCAAGCACTTCAAGAAGAAGCCCGCGTCGAGCGTTGACAAGCCGGGCAGCTTCCCGCGCGGCTCGGACGGCGGTTCGAGCAAGCGCGACTTCATCCACCAGCTTTTCGGAAACGATTAAGGAGTAGAAATGGCTAACGACACCAAGAAGATCAAGCTCCCGCGCGAGGTCGTGACGGAGCTCCTGAACAAGGCCAAGGACACCTCTACCATCGCGAAGCTCTCCCCGAGCAAGCCGCAGAAGTTCGTCGACATCAACCACATGATCTTCAACCCGTCCTCCGAGGCGGAGGTCGTCGAGGAGGGCGCCAAGAAGGGCTCTTACGATCTTGATTTCACCCCCATCGAGGGCAAGCGCGTCAAGGTCGTCACCACCACTCGTGTGAGCGACGAGCTGCGCTGGGCGGACGAGGACAACAAGATGGAGATCGTCGACAACATCCTCGCCGACCAGAACGCCGCCATCGGCCGTTCCCTCGACTACGTTGTGTACCACGCCGTGAACCCCAAGGGCGGCTCGAAGCTCAGCGGCTACACCGCTCTCACCGCCAAGGCGACCTCCGTCACCTCCGGCGAGAGCCCCGTCGAGGACATCGACAAGCTGGTCGACGCCCTCATGGATTACGACATCAACGGCTTCGCCCTGTCCAAGAAGTACGCCAGCGCCCTGCGCAAGCTTCGCGTGCCCGCCACCGGTCAGCGCCTCTACCCCGAGGTGCCTCTGAACCTCAATGCGGGCAACATCGACGGCATCGACGCCGCGGTGTCCGGCACCGTGAATGGCCGTCTCGCGACCGAGCAGACCAAGGTCCTCGGCATCATGGGCGACTTCACGCTCATCAAGTGGGGCATGGTGCGCGACATCTGGTCCGAGATCATCGAATACGGCGACCCCGATCAGACCGGCGTCGACCTCAAGGCCCACAACCAGATCGCGTTCCGAACCGAGGCAGTCTACGCCTACGCGATTCTCGACCCCAAGGGCTTCGCCGTCCTCAAGAGCGCTTAGGGGGATGCCAGATGTCCGTTTTGATACAGAAGGTTGTGATCGAGGACGCCACAAAGGCGTCCCCGCTCCTGCCCGCCCACGTGGCCGTCGTCAACGCCGATGGTGAGCCCCTGCTCGGCACCATCGCGAAGCTCGGCTCCGACGCCTCGACCGTCGCATCTGTCAAAGACGCCTACAACGCGCTCCTCGACAAGCTCTCCGCAGCGGGCCTCGCCGAGGTCACGGAGTAGCCATGGAGATTTTCGCGACGGCAGAGGATTATGCGGCTCGCTACGGCGCGGCGGCGGACGAGGCTCGCTTGAACGCGCTGCTGTCGGACGCCTCGGCGATGCTCCTCTCCGAGTACGAGGCCGCCTACGGCGTTCCGTATGAAAAGGGCCAGAGCGACGCGTTCGACCGCGCAGCCCCGGCCGTTGCGTGCATGCTCGTCAACCGCGTGCTCAACACCCCCGCCAACATGGCGGGCGCCACGCAGCTCAGCCAGGGCGCGGGTAGCATCACGGCATCCGTCACCTACGGCTCCGCCCTGGGCGAGATGTACGTGGGCAAGACCGCCCGCCGCCTCCTCGGCCTGGACGGCTCAGTGAGGCGCGTGCTGCGCCCCATCGAGAGGGGGGAGCTTTGAGCCTTATTGCTACGGAGAGCGTGACCGTGATCACCCCGAGTGTCGATCGCGACGAGCTCGGCGAGCCGCTCGTGGGCGAGCCGAAGCGCGAGGAGGTGGACGGCGTGGTCGTGTGCCCCGGCCCCACCTCAGACTTGGACGCCACGCGCCCCGAGGGGGTGAGGGTCGCTTTCTCGGTCTTCTTTCCCAAGGGCTACGGCGCGGACCTTCGTGGCTGCTCGGTAGTCGTTCGCGGCGTCAAATGCGAGGTCGTCGGTTGGCCGCAGCGCTACGCGGACGAGCACGCTCCGGGCGAACTGAACATGGTCGCCGAGGTGGTGGCAGTGGATGGCTAGCTGCAAGTGCAGGTTCCGCTGGAAGCGGTGGAGGCGGTCCGGATACCGGGAAGTGCTCAACTCAGCCGCCGTGCAGTCACTCGTCCGCTCCAAGGCGCGCGAGCTGCAGGCGGCTCGGGAGGGCAGCGAGGTCATCACCATCAAAGGCAAGCTCGCCCACGGGTGCCTCGTCAGGCCGATCAAGGTTGACGGAAAGACTCCCGATTGGTCGCGCTCAAAGAAACGCGGCAAGCGTTAGGAGGCGCTATGGACGTGGAGAGAACCGTGGCGAAGCGCGTCATGGACGCCACGGGAATCAAGGTCTTCCTTGAGGTGCCGAGGGACGCGCCGGGAGAGTTCATTTCCGTGGAGCTCACCGGCGGCAACGGCCTAGGCTTCGGCGCTCAGGCGTTCGTCGCCGTGTACTCGTGGGCTCCCACGAGGAGGCGCGCGGCGGAGATGGCTGGGCTCGTAGAGCTGGCCGTGCCGATGCTCCTGGGCGAAGAGAACATCTTTGACGCCTTCCCGGACGGAACGTACCGCCTCCCAGACCCCGCCACCGGCGGCGCCAGATACAGGACGAACGTGAACCTTACGATTTTCGAGTGAAAGGGGCCGTCATGGCCAAGACAGTCGCAACCAAGAACAACGCCGACAACGTCAGCTCCTCCAAGGGAGTGAAGGGCGGTTACATCTTTTCCGCCCCGGTCGGCACAGAGTTGCCGAAGGACATCAAGACGCCGCTCAACGTGGCGTTCAAGGTGCTCGGCTACATCTCCTCGGACGGCTACAAGGAGACCATCGACAGCGATTCCGAGGACATCCTCGACATGAACGGCGAGCTCCTGGACTCGCCCAAGACCTCACGCGTCGAATCTGGCCAAGTCACCTTCGCCGAGATCAAGGCCGAGACGTTGAAGATCCAGTACGGAGAGAAGAACGTCACCGACGAGAACGGCATGATCACCGTCCACCACAACGGCGATTCCGAGACCATCCGCAGCTACGTCCTCGAATTGGTGCTGAAGAACGGTCGCCGCTGGCGCAAGGTCGTGCCCAAGGGTAAGTCAGACGAGCTGGACGAGCTCAACCTCGCCATCGGCGAGCTCTGCGCACGCCCCATCTCCATCAAGTACCTGAGTGACGAGAGCGGCGACACCTGCGTCGACTTCATCGAGTCCACTGAGACGGAGGCGATGTAGCGTGAACCCGGTCACTTTCACCATCGAGGGCGTCGAGGGCGAATTCACCTGCGACGCGGACGTCGTGCGCAGCTACAAGACCGCAAAGCAGCTCGCGAAATCGGAAGAGGATTTCAGTGTGGCGTTCGATGTGATGGAGCGCATCTTCGGCGGCAAGGACGAGGAGTACATCGACCGTCTTGGCGGGGACGTCACGTGCATCCAGACCCTGCTCGGCAAGGCCATCGAGGCGTGTGGTGCAAAAAACTCGCAGGCTTCGTCTCCTGCCTCGAAGGGAGCAGGGGCGAAGTAATCGCCGACTTCCAACAGTATTACGGCATCTCGCTCCCATTGGATGGCGAGGTGCCTGATTTGGAGAGGATGTCCCTTCTCTGGTACCAGCTCCCCGCCCAGTCGCGCACGGCGAGGGCGCAGGAGCCCTCGAACGAATGGGGCGTCGCCGAGTACCTGCTCTGGCGAATCGAGTTCAACCAGCGGCATCTGATCTGGGCGCTGTCGAACGACCCGAAGAACCCCGCACCAGCACCGGAACCACTCATGAGCCCGGCGAAGCTCGCAGAGGCTCATGCCAACAAGGACCTGGCGCTCGACGCGCGCGGGGAGATCGACGAAATATTGGGAATGGGGGTGGACCATGGCTGACGTGGGCTCCGCATACGTGACGCTCATGCCCTCCATGAGGGGCTTCGCAAACGACATCAAGGCGCAGTTCGGACAGGCCGGAAACGAGGGGGGAAAGTCCTTCGGGAGCGGCCTGACCGCAGGAATCCTCGGGGGCAGCGGCGCCGCCAGGTCCGCCCTTTCCTCCATAGGCGGGGCCGCCGCGACGGCCGGGAAGCTCGCGGTTGCGGGCCTCGGGGCGGTTACAGGCGCCGTCACGGCCGTAGGCGGTGCGGCCCTCGGCGCATATGCGGACTACGAGCAGCTGACCGGCGGCGTCGAGACGCTTTTCGGATCGTCCGCATCGACCTTGAAGGGTTACGCCGACGAGGCGTACCGCACCGCCGGCATGAGCGCCAACCAGTACATGACGCAGGCCACTAGCTTCGCGGCGTCCCTCGTCCAATCCGTGGGCGGGGACACCGCCAAGGCGGCGGAGTACGCCAACATGGCCATGGTCGACATGTCGGACAACGTCAACAAGATGGGCTCCGACATGCAGAGCGTGCAGGACGCCTACCAGGGCTTCGCCAAGCAGAACTTCACGATGCTCGACAACCTGAAGCTCGGGTACGGCGGCACGAAGGAGGAGATGCAGCGCCTCATCGCGGACGCCAACAAGCTCCGCGCCGAGCAGGGCAAGACCGCCGACCTCACCATCGAGTCCTACGCCGACATCGTGGAGGCCATCCACACGGTTCAGGAGGAGATGGGCATCACCGGCACCACGGCGAAAGAGGCGTCCACCACCATATCCGGCTCCATCGGCATGGCCAAGGCCGCGTGGACGAACTTCCTCACGGGCCACGGGCGCGACGACGTGGATTTCAGCCAGCTCACGACGCAGCTTCTTGAATCCATAGGCACCGTGGCCAAGAACGTGGCCCCCCGCGTCGCGATAATCGGCAGGAGCATCGTGCAGGCGTTCCCTGCCGTGCTGTCGGGCCTCGGCTCCGTACTCGCCCCGGTCGTGTCGGAGGCCCTAGCCACCGCGTGGAACATCGCCGTGCAGGCCCTCGCTGGCATCGGCATCAAGCTGCCGGAGGTCGATGCGTCGCAGTTCATGGCGGCCTTCCAGCAGCTCGCCACGTTCGTCGGAACAGCCGTCGACGGCATCAAGGGGGCGATCTCAACCCTGGCGTCCGCTTTCGCGCCCGCAGTCGCCGCGATTCAGTCGGCCATGGCACCCGTGGTTTCCCAGGTGTCAAGCGTCCTTCTCCCGGCGCTCTCGGCGCTCGGCGCGGCGCTCGGTAACCTCGCCGCTGCGGTGCTCCCGGTCATCTCGGCTGCGATACAGGCGATTGCGCCCGTCATCGCCTCGATTATCGGTCACGTGGTGTCCCTCGGCTCCGCAATCGCGAATGCCGTTACCCCCGTCATCATCGCCATGGCGACCACGATACAGGCCACGCTTCCGGTCATCCAGGGCCTGTTCCAGACGTTCGGCGATTACATCCGGGGAATCATCGACGCCGTGTTCCCCCATATCGAGGCGATAGTCACCACGGCTATGAACGTAGTTTGCTCGGTCATCTCGACGGTCCTCGCGTTCATCTCTGGAGACTGGTCCGGTGTCTGGAACGGCATCTTCAACATCCTTGACTCCATCTGGAGCGGGATGGTCTCGATAGTGCAGACCTATATCGGGTTGGTGAGCGGGGCCATCGATTCCGCGCTCGGCTTCATCCAGGGAGTCTGGAACGCGGCGTGGAGCGCTCTGGGGAACTTCCTCGACAGCGCATGGAACGGGATCGTCAGCGCGGTGAGCGGTGGCAGTGAGCAAGTCATGTCCGTCCTCGGGAACCTTCCGAGCAAAATCATCGGCATCTTCGCGGGCGCCGGAAGCTGGCTCATCGATTCCGGCCGAGCCCTTCTCAAGGGCTTCGCTGACGGCGTTATGGGTGCGGTCGGATGGGTTGGAGACCAGATCTCCGGGGCACTTGGCAAAATCCGAGGGCTTTTCCCGTTCTCACCGGCCAAGGAAGGCCCTTTCTCCGGGCGCGGCTACACGACGTATTCCGGAAAGGCGCTCATGCGCGACTGGGCGAGGGGCATGGCATCGGAGGAGTCTGCGGTCAGGAAGACCGTCAAATCCGCCCTCGGTGGGGCGAGCGCGATGCTCTCCGCCGGTGTGTCCGTCTCCGGTGCCCCCGCATCTGCGGCGACGGGCGGCAATGTGTACATCACCGTCGACGGCAGGCAGGTCGACGCGGACCAGCGTATCAGGCGTGCCGTTGAGGTCATCGTATCCGCTGCGGACAGGGCCAGCTCGTCAAGGAAGGGGTGGTAGGCCATGGGTCGCACATACACGGGGGAGGTGCAGGTATCTGGTAGAAACCGTTGGTACCGCGCCTTCATCGACACATACAGTGTAACGAGCGTCAACGACACCACGGCTCGCGTCTCCATCGGCGTGGCACTTGAGGCGAAGTACATCGCGCAATATGGCGTGCGCCTCGAGGCCTATGTGAACGGTCGGTGCGTGGCGGGCCAGGACGTCGTTCTGAACAACTACGGCGACTGGGGGAGGGCAGCCACGCTTGCGCCCCTCAACGTCGACGTACCGAGGGACGGAAGCTCTTGGAACTGCTCCGTGCAGGTCCGCGCCTACGGCAAGACCGTCAACGGGTACGGCTCGGCGGGTGGAGACGTCTGGGCGACCGCCTACATGGGCATCCCGCAGCGCGGTTACTCGAAGCCGAACCCGCCGAAGGGCTGCTCTTTCGTCCGCGTGTCCGACAACCAGCAAAAGCTGTCCTGGCAGGGCGATTACACCGACATGAACGGCGCTAAGCCCTGGGCCGGTGTGTACGTCGACCGCAGGACGGATGACGGAAACTGGGTGAACATCGCGGACCTGCCATGGGACGTCACCAACTACACCGATAACTCGACCTCCTCTAACCATAAGTACGAGTACCGCCTGTGCGCCCATGGGCCGGGCGGGAACTCCAGCCACGTGTCCTGCGGCACTACCTACACCACGCCCGCCGCCCCGTCCAAGGTGGAGGCGGTCAAGACGGGCAACAGCTCCGTGCGCCTCGTGATACTCGACGCGGCGGGCTATGCCCAGGGCCATGAGGCGCAGAGGTCAACTGATGGCGGCAAGAACTGGGCGGCGTTCAGCGGGACTCACGGCACATCGGGCGGCAAGGCGGTCATTGACGACGCATCTGCGCCGGCGGGCAGCGTGGTATACCGAGTCCGTGCCCACCGGACCAGCCCCAACGCGCTGAACTCCGGCTGGAGGACCTCTAACTCCGTCATGACCGTGATGCCCCCTAAGGCGCCCGCCGTCTCGGGCGTCGCGGCATCCTACGCCACGGGCTCCGCACTCACCGTCAAATGGACTCCAAACCACCCGGACGGTACCAAGCAGAGCGCGGCGCAGGTCGAGATCACCGGGCCTTCAACCATGACCGAGGACATCACCGGCGTGGCGACGATCCTTACGCTCAGGTGCAACCAGAAGGGCTCTTGGCGCATCCGCGTGCGCACGAAGGGCCTGCACTCCGATTGGGGCGCGTGGTCGTCCTACGTCCCGTTCGTTGTCGCCGACCTGCCGCAGGCGTGGGTGGCCAACCCGGGCGTTGACGGAGCCCTTATAGACAGCGCGCCGCTCACCGTGGAGGTGAGCGCCTCCGACGAGACGGGCATCGCGTCCGCCACGCTCTCGCTCACCCGCCCAGACGGCACGGTGGTTGGCAGTGTGGACGTCACCGACCTCCGTCCCGTGCCCATCGGCTCTTACGAGGCCCTTGAGAACGGCGTGACATACACGCTCACGCTTCACGTGCGGGGTGGCTCCGGCCTCACGACGTCGGCCAAGCGTACATTCAAGACGCATTGGAGCGAGCCCGCCATCCCGGTTATCGAGGTGACGGACGACGGCAACCTCGCCTGCCACGTCATGGCCAAGAACGGCACCTCCGCCTACATGGTCGAGGATTCCACACTGATCGGCCCCATGGCCTGCGAGGACGGCGAGCTGTCCATGCTCGGCACCATCATGTTCGAGGACGGCGAGCTCGTCTTGGGCGACGCCGCGAAGTGCGTGTCGTTCGATGTCGAGCGCGTCATGTCCGACGGTACCTCGTCCAAGGTCGCCGTCGGCATCCTCGATGCGCAGGAGGCCATCGACCGCATCCCGCCCCTCAATGAGCCGTTCCGCTACCGCGTGACCGGCTACGCGGAGTCGGGCACGTCCTCGCGCTCCGAGGTGGAGGCCCACATGCCCTCCAGGGGTATGGCTCTCAACTTCGGCGTCGACGGTTCCGAGGTGCTGATCCTCAACAGCGGCACCTACTCGCAATCGAGTAAGCGCAGCGTGAGCACGTTCCACTTCGCCGACGGAGGGGAGAACGGGCACCTGCCCGCGTCCTACCCGCTCGACGAGCAGGACGTTTCCACGTCTGTGAGCTTCGACCTCCTGCGGTCCGATTACGACGCGTTCAGGCGAATCATGGCCGAGCACTGGCACGGCTGGTGGCGCGGCCACTGCGGCGAGAGGGCGTTCGGCCCCATGGAGTTCCAGAGCTCCATCAAGAAGCCTGGTATCTTCAGCTGCTCGGCGAACGTGACGCACGACGTGTTCGAGGAGCCCGCCAATGGCTGACTGGAAGAAGAGGTTCTCAAGCTCATACCGCTTCATGCGCGTCTCAAGAGCGACCGGCGCCGAGGTCGAGCGGCTCCGCAACATCCGCACCGGCGGCACGCTCGAGTTCAATCAGGACTCCGATTACGAGACCGGCACCATCGACTACACGGGGGAACTGTCGCTCGGTGCCGACCTGCTGCGCGTGTACCTTGATGCCGCGTTCCAGGACGGCACGTCCGAGTCCATCGCCCTCGGCACCTTCATCGTGTCCGCGCCGAAGCGCGACAAGGTGGGCACCGTGGCGACGGGCAGCGCGAGGCTGTCCGGGCGGCTGCGCGAGGTCGCCGAGGACGAGTTCGACGGCCCCTTGACGGTCCCCGCCGGTACCAACGCGGTCTCCTACGCGGCGGGTCTGCTCCGATCCGCCGGCCTTGAGGTGGTCGCAGACCCATCGTCCTTCTCGCTCTCATCGACGTGGGCACTGGGCCTCGACAACTCCGGCGGCGGGATGGCGAAGAAGCTTGGGGCGGTCAACTGCCTGCTCGACCTCGCGGGATTCTCCCCGGCGAGGTGCGACGGTATGGGCAGGGTGATCTTGAGCAGGTATGTCGAACCCGCCGACAGGCCGGTGGCCCTAGCGCTTGAGGAGGGCGCGTCCGCGCGGTTCGAGAACTCGGCGGTAGACGAGCGGGACATCGACGATGTGGCCAACGTGGTGCACGCCGTGTACGAGACGGCGGAGGAGACCGTCATAGGCACCGCCGTCGATTCCGACCCCGCCAGCGAGTTCTCCACGGTGAGTAGGGGATGGCGCAAGGCCAAGTCATACACGTTCAGCGACCTGCCGGACGGCTCCACCCAGAAGGAGAGGCAGGCCGCCGCAGACGCCAAGGCCGCCGAGCTCCTGAGGACGCAGGCGTCCCCCATCCGGCGCGTGACCGTGACTCACGTCCACGCTCCGGTGTCGGTGGGCGATGCGGTCGGCGTATCGTGGCCTAGCGCGCGCATCGAGGGCAAGTTCGCCATCCGCAAGAGAACTCTCACGCTCGTGGGAGGATGCCCGATGGAGTTGGAGGTGCGCAGGTATGAACGGTGACATCGAGTCGGAGATGATCGCGGCGGGCTCAGCCCTGGCCGGTATCTTCTGCGCCCCGCCATCGGAGTCCAGGCCGGTGCGCTTCGGCACGGTGGTCGCGGCGTCCGGGGCGAGGCTCGACGTGAGCGTCGGCGGTGCCACGCTCAAGGGCCTGTCCATGACGACATCGTGTTCCGGGGCTAAGGCGGGGGACAGGTGCATCGTCCACGCAGTAGGCCCCATCGCGGTGGTAACCGGAATCATCGCAAAGTGAGGAGGTAAAGTTGCCTGACACTACAAAGGGAGCGGCCCTGCTCCTGAACGAGGCGGGGAACATCGACCGCGCGAGGACCACGGACGGCACGGTCTACTACATCGAGTCCACCTTGGCCATGGATGCCGCCGAGGCCGCACAGACGGCCGCCGCGAATGCGAACACAGCGGCGGACAGGGCCGAGAAGGGCGAGACGAGCCGGGTGAGCGCCGAGAACGCGCGCGCCGCCGCCGAGAACGCGAGGGCGGCGGCCGAGTCCAAGCGCGCCGAGGCCGAGGCGGGCCGTGTGCAGGCGGAGTCCGAGCGCGCGAACGCCGAGAGGAAGCGCGTCTCCAACGAGGGCTCGCGGACATCTGCGGAGTCCACCCGCGTGCAGGAGCACAAGACGAGGGGCGAGCAGGTGGCGGCAGCAACATCGAATGCAAGCCAGTCCGCCGTCTCGGCAAATGCCGCAGCGGCTCTTGCGAACGACGCCGCCGCATATGCACGGACGGTCGCCTCCTCTCTGCAGCAGAGCGTTGTCGGTGACGAGAGGATAGCCGAGATGAGCGCGCAGATCGACATGCTCGCGTCCATGCTCGCCGACTCCACGGGGAAGTTCATCGTCATAAACGAGACGATATACGCGCCGAGCTCCAAGGCGTCCGTATCGGGCTCAACAATCACGCTCGCTTCGACCTGCTCGGCGAGCGGCACGACTATCTACCTCGCCTAGGAAAGGGGCAGCAATGGCAGATGCCAAGATATTCAACGTAAGCGGTGGAAACTACAGCATCGTCGATCAGACCGCACGAGACAACGCGTCAAAAGCCTTGCAGGATGCCGAGTACTCCCGGCTCGAAAGCATCGGCGCCTACCCGGGCCGCAACCTCGCCACGGTCTTCGCCGAGGAGATCAAGCAGAAGGCGAACGTCTGGGAATGGCTTCGCGCCCGTGTACGCGCAGCGAACTACTCCGGAATCCGCATCGGCGATTACATCAACGTCGTCATCCCGCAGACGGCGCAAGTGGCCTCCCAAACGGTGAGCTATGCCGTCGGTGCCATCGACCCGTATTTCCAGTGCGGCGATACCGCGAAGGGGCATCACATCGCGATGGTGCCAAAGTCCACCGTCGCGGTTCGCGGCCCGAATGCCGTGAACGAAAGCTACATCCAGTGGCGGAAGACCGCCGACAACAACGGAACGAACGAGCAGAAGTGCCCATACCTCCTGAGCCAGCTGCATGAGTGGGAGAACGAGCATTTCTTGTCCGCTCTGCCTGCGGAGGTGCAGGCGGCCATCATGCCCCATCGCGTCCTCCTTGAGGAACGCTACTCATCCTCCGGCAAGCTCACCGAGCCTTCGGGTTGGTCCTGGCAGGACCTCGGCAAGATCTGGTCCCTCAGCGAGGTGGAGGTCTACGGCCTGAATGCGTGGAGCAAGCCCGGCTACGGCACTGGCTTCGATTGCCAGTTCCCGATTTTCAAGCAGACAAAGGACCGCATCATGGGCAGTCGCGTCAGTTGGTGGCTGCGGTCGGTGTCCGGCTCGTCCTCATCCAACGTGTGCTGCGTCCACGACAACGGGATTGCCTACTGCATTTCCCCGACGACTGACTGGGTGCGGCCCCGCCCCTGCTTCCTCGTAGGTTAGGCCGAAGGCCTGACCGATGCGCTACACTTGACGACGCCCCGCCTTGCGCGGGGCGTTTGCCGCGAATGCGGACCGTTGCTGTCGATTGGATCTATATGAGCGGCGTGCTTGCCAGGAACAGGACATTGTCCCAGTTCGAGTTCTACCGGAACGCCATCGCCATTCGCGTCGAGGTGAACAGGCTGATGGCGAAGGACAAGGTGTGCCCCAAGGCGTACCGCCTGCTCAACGGCGTCCCAACGGTCGAGACGGCGAGGAGCATCGTCTACAACATCAACCGCGCCGACCATTTCTACCCGAACACCAGCGCAAACGTGATAGAGCGGAGGAAGTACATCACGCTCGCCATCGCCGACTGCGACCAGTTGCTTCAGGACATGCAGTGCCTGATCGCCATGGACGTGACATCGAACGTCAACGTCTTTGAGCGCGTGACCCTCATGATCGACAGGGAGATCGAGCTTCTTAAGGGCTATCGCAAATCGGTGAAGCTCACCGGCGCACAGACGCCCGAGCAGAGACTCGCCGCCTTGGAGGAAGAAATTGAGCGATTGCGTTCTGTATAATGTCCCCGGTCACGCCTTGAAAGTCGCATCAATTGGTGGCTGCGGTCGGTGTCCGGCTCGTCCTCGTCCAACGTGTGCTACGTCAACAACAACGGGAATGCCAACTACAATTCCCCGACGAATGACTGGGTGCGGCCCCGCCCCTGATTCCCTTATCGCCAGACCGAGTAGGCTCGCCCGAAAGCCGTGCAGAAAGAGGAAGGAAGGCGCGACCATCGGCCACACGGCCGTGAATATGCACCCCGCGCAGGAGGGCGGACGCTTCTTGCATGGTCGGACTCTCCGGCGTTCGGTCCGATTTCATGCCCTTGCTGCAAGCGGCTGCGGAGCGCCATTGCTAGCCGTGCGGGGTGCCCGACTTGAATTCTGACGAGCGCCGAGAGGCGAGAAGGGCGAGACGCGCCGAGAAGAGGCGGCGGAACAGGGATTCCCGGATCGAGGGGCTGGACATCGAGGCGGTGGCCGACCTCAACGCGCTGTACCGCGCCGCGATGCAGGCGGGAAGGGGGGTCTCTTGGAAGGCGTCGATCCAGCGATACCAGAAGGACGTCCTTAAGAACATCGTGCGGACTCGCCGCGACATCCTCGATGGCAACGACCTGCACAGGGGCTTCATCAACTTCGACATCGTGGAGCGCGGCAAGAGGCGCCACATAAGCTCGGTGCACATAGCGGAGCGCGTCCCGCAGAAAGCGTTGGCGCAAGAGGTCCTTATCCCGGCCACCGTCCCGACCGTGATCGGGGCGAATTCCGCCAACATCAAGGGCAGGGGCACGGATTACGCCGTCAGGCTCATGAAGAGGCATCTCGCCGACCACTACCGCAAGCACGGCGCCGAGGGCTACATCCTGCAGATGGATTTCCGAGACTACTTCGCCAGGATCGCGCACGAGCCCCTCAAGAGGCAGCTTTCATCTCGACTCGACGATGGCAGGGTTCTCTCGCTTGCGGAGAGCTTCATCGACGTGCAGGGTGACGTCGGGCTCGGACTCGGCAGCGAGCCCAACCAGATATGCGCCGTGGCGTTCCCAAACGCCATCGACCATTTCGTAACCGAGATGTGCGGCGTCGAGGCCTACGGGCGATATATGGATGACAGCTACTGCATCCACACGAGCAAGGAGCATCTCGTCATGGTCAAGTCGGCCGTCGAGATACTTTGCGGCGATTACGGAATAGAGCTCCATCCGCGCAAGACGCAGATCGTCAAGCTGTCCCACGGGTTCACGTTCCTCAAGAAGAAGTTCTTCTACTCTGAGTCGGGGAGGGTGATCGTGAGGCCGTGCAGGGACACCATCACGAGGGAGAGGCGAAAGCTCAAGGCCCTCAAGCGGATGCTCGACTCCGGGGACATCGCCATGGAGCAGATAGAGCAGCAGTACCAATCCTGGAGGGGCGGCCTCGTGCACCTCGACGCACACGACACCCTTCTCTCGATGGACGCCCTGTATCGCGAGCTATTCGGAGGGTCTGTGAACGGCAACCCCCCCCCGTAACGGTAGTTAGGATCGCGGCTTAATCTCACGCCGCAAATACCATGGTCGCACCGAAAGAAAGGGGTGCGACCATGGCACTTACGGAAGAGGAAGAGTCCGCAATCCGCGGAATCATCGAGATCTACAAAGGGAAGTCCGGTGGCCTATCTGACGATGTGGCGACTTCCGCTTACGGGTTATTCCCCGAATTCAATTCCGGCGGCCATACGTATGCCGACGGGGAGCGCGTCAGCCATAGAGGCGTCCTCTACACCTGCATCCAGCCTCATACTTCCCAGCCCGACTGGGCTCCCGATGTGGCCCACAGCCTGTGGGCCAAGACCCTCGATTACGGCGGATCAGAGAGCGATATCCAGGAGGTCCCGGAGTGGGTGCAGCCGGAGTCCACGAACCCCTACCCGAAGGGCGCTCGCGTGAAGAAGGACGGGAAGGTCTGGGAATCGCTCGTTGACAACAACGTCTGGGTTCCCGGCGCCATCGGCACCGAGGGCGTCTGGAAGGACGTCACCAATGCCTGAGAACCTAATATGGCAGCTCCTGCCCCAGATCGCGATGCTCTGCATCACGGGAGTCGCGGGGTGGCTGGGCGGAAAGATTCGCGGCTCCAAGGAGGAGCGCGAGCGCCGTGAGATTCAGCAGCAGGAGGAGCGCGACATGAACCGCCGAATCTTCCGCCTGCTTCTCCGCTATCGGCTCAAGGACCTGCACGAGCACTACGTCCTCGGTGGGCGCACGTGCCCCGTCGAGGTAAAGCAGGGCATTCAGGAGGTCTATGAGCTCTACCACGCCCTGGGCGGCAATGGCCAGGGAACCCACATGTACAAGGAGCTCATGGAGCTCCACGTCGCGTGAAAGGAGCGACCGATATGGACGAGAAGTACGGCATCGCGGAGGAGACCGGCGCGGTTGAGCCTATCGACATCCCGGATGACGTGCCGGTGGAGGGCTACGCAAGGTACTGGCTTCCCGGCTGGCTCTACGACGTGTTGAAGTGGGTCGGCCTGCTCGCGATTCCCGCCGCAGCCGCTATCTACACCGGTCTCGCGTCGGTGTGGGGCTGGCCCGCCGCAGGAGAGGTGGCGCAGACCGCCACGATCGTCTCCACGGGCATCGGAGTCCTCCTCGGCGCGGCCGAGGCGACCAAGAAGGTGTTTTAAGCAATGGCAATGAACGGAATCGATATCTCCAACTGGCAGAAGGGCATCGACCTCGCCGCAGTCCCGTGCGACTTCGTAATCGCGAAGGCGACGCAGGGCACCGGCTACACCTCGCCCGACTGCGCGCGCCAGATCAAACAGGCCATGTCGCTCGGCAAAAGGGTCGGCGTCTACCACTACATCGGGGGTCAGGGAGCCGTCGCCGAGATGGACTTCTTCATCGACTCCATCAAGAACTGGGTCGGCAAGGTCATGATCGTGCTCGACTGGGAGTCCGGTGAGAACTCCGCCTGGGGAAATCTCGGCTACCTCGAGCAGTGCATCGCCCGCGTCAAGGAGCGCACGGGCGTGCCGCCGGTGGTTTACGCCTCGGCCAGCGTCTTCCCGTGGGACCTGTGCAAGAAGCACAACTGCGGCTCGTGGGTCGCGCAATACGCCAACAATGACGCGACAGGCTATCAGGACACGCCGTGGAATGAGGGCAAGTATTCGTGCGCGATGCGCCAGTACTCCTCGAGCGGGCGTCTGTCGGGGTACAACGGCAATCTCGATCTGAACAAGTTCTACGGCGACGCCGCCGCTTGGGACCGCTACGCCAATCCCAAGGGCTCAGCTCAGCCCGCCCCCCAGCCGCAGCCGACCCCTCATCCGACTGCCCCGCAGGGCTCGACCCTCGATCTTGTCGACCGCGTCATGCGCGGCGAGTTCGGTGACGGCGAGGCCCGCCGTGCCGCTCTCGGCATCCGCTACGACGAGGTGCAGAACTTCATCAACCACATCGACCAGGCGAGCGTCGACACCCTCGTGGCCGAGGTCAAGACAGGCCGATATGGCAACGACCCCATTCGTGAACGCGTTCTTGGCTCCCGCTACAAGGCCGTTCAGGACAAGATCAACGGGGTTTCGCAGCCGGCGCGCGTCTACATCGTCAAGTCCGGCGACACGCTCTCGGGCATCGCGGCGAAGCTCGGCACGACCTATCAGGCGCTCGCCAAGAAGAACGGGATTTCGAACCCGAATCTCATCTACGCCGGGCAGAAGATCAAGTACTAGAATTCAAGTTAGCGTGAAACAGCCCATGCTCTGCTTTTCGGGCGGGACGATATGATGAAGGCTGTTGACCGATGACTAGCCGAAAGTTATTCTCAGCAATATGCTTTTGCCGAAAACGGCAATGCATACCTGATGTCCTAAAGTTCGCGAGAGCATTGCTATAGGGCACCATTCTAATTTTCCTCGAACCCGCTTGAAGTTAATTCGGGCGGGTTCGCCGTTCTCTTCGTCGTAATTCAGGGTCACGACCACGCTCTCCGGCATGAGCATCACCTGATAGACGAACGCCTTAAGAAGGTTCCCGTCATCAAGCTCCTCGCCGTACATGAGGAAGTCGGCGAAGCCCTCGGGGTCGACCTCCTCGGCCTTGGCGTTCTCAAGGTCCCTTTGCGCTCTCAGCTTCTGCGCCTCAAGCTCCTGTATGCGTTCCTGAGTGCCCGGGACGATGATGCCCTGCTCCACGGCCGCAAGGAGGTTCTTGAGGCCCTTTTCGGCGTCTGACAGCGCCTTTTGCGCCCTCTTCTTCTCGGCGTTCAAGGCCCCGTGTGATTGGAGCCCGCACAGCGCCCTCGCGATCATCATGGCGGTGCTTCTATCCGAGAGCATCGTCCGGAGGGCCTTCACTATCTCGCCCTCCAGCACGTCTCGCCTGATGTTCTTCTGGCACTTGGTGGGGCATGAGTAGTACTCGTACCTCACGCCCTTGCACCCGTAGCCGGAAATGCCCTGCAGGCTCCTCCCGCACTCACCGCACAGGGCCTTCCCCTTGAGGGCGTAATCGCCCCATGTCTCGTCGGCCCTGCACTTCCTTGATCTGACCTGTTGAGCAGCCATGAAGGTCCCCCTGTCGATGATCTGCGGCATGCCGCCGTCTATCCTCACGTCGTCCCAGAGGTACACGCCCGTGTACCTCTCATCGGTGAGTATCTTTCGTGCCATGTTGTAGTTGCACAGACCGCCGGTGGAGTTCTTGACGCCCCTCTCGGCAAGTAAAGCGCCTATGCGGTTGACCGACGTGCCCCTCAGGCGCATCTTGTATGCCCACGCCACGTTCTTAGCGGCGTCAGGGTCTATCTCGAACCTGCCGTCCTCCGCCGTGCGGTAGCCGTATATCCTCACTCCGTTAGTTAGGCACTTGAGTGCGTTGCCACCCATGCCGCGCTTCACCCTGATCGAGGTCTTTGCCGATTCGACGGCGGCCAGGCCCTCGTAGATCTTCTCTATGAGAATCTTTTCCGGGCCGTCGGGCAGCGCCTCCATGGCGCTCACGACCTCCACGCCGTGCTTGGCAAGTTCCTTCTTGTAGATCGGCGCGTCGTATTCGGAGCGCGAGAAACGGTCCATCATGTACACGAGGACGATGTCGCTCTCTCCGGCGTTGGCGATCATCTCCTGGAACTGCGGCCTGTCATCCGAGCGCCCGGACATGGCGTAGTCGCTGTATTCCCTGACCACCTCGTAGCCCTCGCGGTCGCACCACTCGCGGCACACCCTCAGCTGGTCGTCGATTGACGCCTCGCGCTGCTTCGAGCACGAGAATCGGGCGTATATCACGGCCCCCTTGGTCGGCTCCTCTTTACGTGTCATAATTGCCTTGCCCTTTCGTGATGGTGAATTGCCTTGCCCCAATCTGGCGGTCGCCTTCCCTGAGGGGGAAAGGTTCCATGTGGCACACCGGGTCGCCGCATGGTCGTTGGCCCCGCCCCCCCCTGTCGCCTGCAAGCTAGTAGGGGAGCGGGGCTTGCTCATTCTCTATTTGCCTCCCGAGGACAATTTCCCCTTGGCCATCTTCTCGAAGTCGTTCTCATAGGAGGCGTCCTGGATGCGCTGGAACTCGGCGAAGCGCTCCTTCGCAATCTTGTCCGCAGTCTTCTTGTTCCGGTTGCCAAGCCCCTTCAGCACGTCGCGTCCGGTAAAGGTCAGGAAGTTGTCCAGCAGGGCCTCGCAGTCCGCCATGCTGGTGAGAAGCTTTCTCTCTGCGCGGTCCTCGGCGGTGTCGAGGAACATGTTGACGAGCCTGTTGAGTTCGCGTATCTCGTCCTCGGTCAGGTAGTTCTTCGCAACGGTGACGTCGCTGGAATGTATTCGGCCCTCGGGGCCTCCCTTCCACGATGTGAGCCCCATGTGCGGCTTGGCGGGGTCGGAGCGCCCTTGCACGATCTCCGCCGCCGTGTGCCCCGTCACGGCGTAATGGAGCTTGTTCTGCACGGTCGCGTAAAAGCGGTGGGCCACCTCGCTGTCGCGGTCGTAATCATAGGTGCATTCCTGGAAGATGTCCGTGATCTTCTGGTACACGCGCCTCTCGCTCGCGCGGATGTCGCGGATGCGCGCGAGCAGCTCGTCGAAGTAGTCCTTGCCGAATGGTCTGCCATTGGCGAGCATGTCGTCGTTTAACACGAAGCCCTTGGTAATGTATTCGCGAAGAGTAGCTGTTGCCCACTGGCGGAACTTCGTCGCGCGGATGGAGTTCACGCGGTAGCCGACCGCAATGATTGCGTCGAGGTCGTAGAACTGCACGCGGTACGATTTGCCGTCTGCGGCAGTTGTCAAAAATTCCTTTACAACTGAATCCTTGGACAGCTCGCCTTCATGAAATATGTTCGACAGGTGGTAGCTTACGTTCTGTTTAGTCGTTCCGAACAGCTCGGCTATCTGTGCCTGCGGCATCCACATCGTCTCGTCTTGGTAACGCACCTCGACCGGGACGTTCGTTCCTCCTGCTTGATACAGGATTATCTCTGCGCTGATCGGTTCCTCTGCCATCGCGTCTCTCCTTACGTCATCGTGTCGGTCGTTTGCTTCGGTTGATGTATCCGACTTTGGTACGCCTCCGTGGGCTCTAAGTGAGGCGGAGGCTGGTTGGGGGTCATTGCCTGAGGCGATAGCCCCCTTCCTTTTTTATCTAAGCCACCACCAATTTAGCGATGTGCTGAAGCTGGATACAACTCGGGTGCCCTTTTGCCTGGCATGGCTTTCCAGCGTCGATTTCACGCCATCGAATAGATCCGGTACTTCCTTCCTGAAATGCTCAAGAAGCGGCGTTGCTGTGATCTTTGCAATGTCGCCGTCGATATAGCGAGTTGCGACAAATTGGGTGATGAACTGGGCATCGCTGTAGCCGCTGAATCTCCAGTCGGTGCCCTTGCAATATGCGCCGCCTTTGTCCAAGGCTGCGAGCATGAGTGCCTTGATATTGGCATCGAGTGCGTAGAAAGACATCTTCGCCTTTTCGAAGTCCTCTTCCAGCCTCTCCTGTTCGCGCCTTTCGAGATACTTTCGCTCCGATCGGCTCACCCTTTGGGAGCGGCCACGGGCGTACCATCCAATGCAGATGCCGAATGTAAATGCGGTCGGCGGGAACCACAGGGGTAGGTAATTTGTAGCCGCACTAATGAAGCCGTCGAACTCCACTCCCGCCCATTGGAGGTACGCGAGGGCCGTTCCGGCTACTGTGCATGTTCCCGTAATCGCTGCACTAATCTTGCCTGCAAATCCATCCATTTATAAGCCTATCTAATCGCGGCCTGTCATTCCAAGCTCCGATTCCATTGCCTTAAATATCGCCGGATCGTGGTCAATCGCCTCCATCGCGGCGGTGGACAGCGTCCATCTCTTCTTGTCCGGGCCGATCGTGTCGCCCTCGACGTACCCCATGGCGCTTAGGTTGTAGAAGGCCTGCGCCATCTCCTCGTGTTCCCACTCGTCTACATCCCTGTGCCCGTGTTCGTGGAGATAGAGCAGTGCCGCCTTCTCCTTGAAATCCATGTTCCGGATAATCGCGGCGTTACGTTCGACCCGCGCCTTTTCGTAACGTCCGGCTTTCCGTTTGGTGGCGACGTAGGTGCCCCCGGCCCCGAAGACGGCCCCGAGCGCGAACATGACGAATGGCAGCCATGTCCTCATGGTGTCGTATGCGACCTGGCCCACCATTTCCGGCGTGATGTTCATCCAGGCGAATATTCCCACTGCTGCGGGCAGTGCGCCGAGAACAGATGTGGTTACTCCTAATGCAGATTTGACCTTTTCGAACATCGCCTATGCCTCCGCGCCGTCAGCACCGAAGATGCCGGAGAGCGTCTCAGCTATGGCCAAGAGGGTTCTCTGGCCGTCTTGGGTCATGGGGCGGTAGAGGTCGACGAGCTTATCTTCTCGCTCGGTGAATTCTGATGCCGTATCTGTCATGAGAATGAAATCGACTGAGGTCTTGTAAAGATCAGCGGCCTTTACTAGCTGCTCACCGTTCATAACAACACGGCCCTGTTCCCAATTTCTATAGCTTCCGATGGAAACATCCAATGCTTCAGATGCGTCGTGTTGACTCAATCCGGAAGCCTTTCTTGCTTCCTTTAATCGTGTCCTCATGTCTCACGCGCTCCTTATAGTCGAATCTTCTTTGCTAGCTCGAACATCCATAAGCCAATCTATTCAACTCGGCCATCCGAGCATCCAGCATCTTCAAAAGTCTTAGCAGCCATCTCTTCAAGGGAAACTCCTAGTGCATCGGCAATAGCTTTTGCTTTGGAAAGGGTCGGCTCTTTTGCCCTGCCTTTGATAAGGGCATTAATCGTTGAGCGAGGTGACCCGATGGCGGCTGCCAATTCTGCAGGCGACATGTCCTTCTGCTCTAGGTAATGGGTAAGCACGTCTCCGTATCTCATCTCACTCCTTTCTGAGTCCAATAATTTACACGTACAAAGTATTGCACGGTGCAAAACTTTGTACAATACTAGGAGGCGTACAAAGTTTTGTACGCAGGAGAAAGGAGAGAAAATGACCCTGCAAGAAAAGATTGCGCAGTATGCGGAATTGAACGGAACGACCAAGGAATCACTGGCGGATCAGCTAGGAATCAGTCGCTCGTCATTCTTCAACAAGCTGCGTGGCTCCTATGAGTTCAGCCTGTCTGAGGCGTTTAACCTGGCCAGAATTCTGGGGATTTCGCTAGACGATTTCTACAAGCTGACGGTGGCCTAGTCATGTCCGATGAAAGCAAGAGCGAAGGGGTCATGAAGAAGAGCGTCCAGCCGCCTGTGAGCATCCTGTGGCCGCTCCTCGCGTGCCAGTTCGGCCTGCTCGCTATCCGCGAGTTGCCCGGAGTAGGCCAGCCAGCAGACGACGCGCTCCTGCTCGCATCCATCTTCTTCGGAGGAGCCGTTGTGGGGGCGAATGTCTGCAGCGCGGCATTTGGGCGCTGTGCGCGGGGGAAGGTGGCCTAGTGATTAATCCGCTTAGAGATTTCGGAAAGTGGGTCTCGCGCAATGAGAACGACGAATCCGAATCGTTCCAGCGCGGGGTCAGCTGGGGAATCTTCTGGATGGTCGTAACCGGCTGCGCGCTGGCCGCTATCAAGCACCTAGCAGGATTCTAGCGAGAAGCTCGACAAGCCACACGATCACATTGTGGATGGCTGAGAACATCGGCTCGGTGAAGGTGCCGAACACGCCCATCAGAAACCAGCCTGCCAGCGAGCGCAGAAACGGATGGACCTTGTGCGCGAGCGTGCGCTTCGGCTCCACCACGACCTTCAACGGCCTTTTATGTCCACCCGTCTTTTCCATGCGCGGAATCTTACGGACCGCGTGAGATTCGCACTCATCGAATAGAGAAAGGGGAGATTCGCATTGGAGCTGATCAACTCATTTCTAGACCTGTGCGTGTCGCTGACCTGCGTCTTCGCAATCGCCCTAGCCTATCAGGCCACCAAGGAGATTGAACGCGTAGATAAGCGCGTCGACGAGCTTTCCGGCGAGTTCGACAAAGTCGCAGACGCACGAGACGTAGGAGCCGATGACCGTCATGGCGAATAGGCGCGGATGCGTTTTGGCGAGCCCGGTGACGCGCTCGTACCACGCGCGCTTCGGCTCCCGATGCTTCGGCTTGTATGTCCGTCTCGTATCCATGCTGCCCATTTTCCGCAGCGCGTGAGATTGGAGGCCTTTTGGAAGATGACGACGAGGGCGAGAGCCCGCTATTCCTATTCGAGGACCGCTTGCAATTCATGCAAGAAGTTCTATTCCCGCTGTATTTCGAGCACGTGAGGGGAGGGAGAAGGAAGCGTGAACTGGACCACCGATGAGATCCGATACATGGAGGAGCACGCGGGGGAGGGCGCCGCATCCATCGCGGAGCACCTTAACCGCACGGTCATATCTGTGAAAGTTCAGGCGAGTAGGCAGGGGATATTCCTTACGCCAAGATGGCGGTGCCCGAATTGCGGATGCCTCACGGCCAAGCCCCTGAACGCCAAGACGGGCTGGTGCGCCAACTGCACCATGGAGGCCCGCAGGGAGCAGATCGCCAAGGACGTCCGCGAGCTTGAGGACGAGGTGGCCCGCAGGGAGCGCAACGAGCAGGCGCGGCAGGCCCTCTATTCGAAGAGGAGCAGGTTGCGCAAGAAGCTGCGGGAAAACAGTCCAAATCAATGAAACTCGGATGAAACCCGCAGGTAAGACACCTAGTAGAAAGGAAAGAAGATGAGGCTGGCACAAAAACAGGGCACCCCCGATTACCACGTCACGGATGCCCCTGTCGGCCAGACGGCCAACGCGAATATACCACGGGAGCTTGTTTTCTGGCTAATCCTGCTGGCGGTCATGGCGGTGTTGTGCGCGTTCGTGTGGCTCGTCATGGTCCCCGCGTCCGATGCGGCGGTCGCCGATGCGCGCCACAACCTGATGATGGCCGGTGCCGTCAATGCGTAGCTTCGAGCCTCCCAGCAACCAGATGGCGCTCCCCGGCCTCGACCCGGTGGGCGAGGAGCGCATGAGGGACGCCCGCCGATGGGTCGCCACGCACCGCCGCGAGTTCGAGTGGTACAAGGCACAGGCGCGCAGGGAGTGCGCGAACACCCACGACCGCAAGGCGAGCCCGAACCGCTGCCTGTACGGCATGAGGATCACGTTCAGCGTCGAGCTTCCCAACCATCTGGCGCCGTACCTCGCCCGCATCGCGATGGAGGAAGACCCTGAGATTCGCATGCGGGTGGCGCGGAGCGACGCCGACCAGTACACCACGGCGGTGATCCGATGACGTGGGAGCTTCGCCGGGTCGGCTTTGTGAAGATGGACATGTTCCCTCCCGAGGTCGTGGGCAAGGGAAGGCCGAGGTTCACGCGCTCCGGCAGAACCTACACGCCGAGGAAGACCCGCAAGGCCGAGATTGCCGTGCGTGACGAGTTCCGCAAGGTGTGCGGCGAGCGTTGGGCGAAGTTCGGCGGGCCGGTGAAGGTATCGATCTGTTATTCGAGGCAGCTCGCGAAGAGCAACCCCAAGTTCTGGGCGTTCCGGCAGGACCTCGGGAAGCCCGATCTGGACAACGTGGCCAAGCTCGTCCTCGACTCGCTCAACGGCCTGGCCTACGCCGACGATTCGCAGGTCATAGGAATCTGCATGGCCAAGGGCGAGAGAAGGCCCAGCGGCACCGGGAACCTCCTGCATGTGGAGGTCGCCTACTACAACGAAATCTACCGAAAGGAAGAGGAATGAAGTACTTCGAGAGCAACCACATGGCAAATGACGATTTCGACGATCTGCAGGTGAGGCTCCTCAAGGTGACGGCTGCGGTCGCGAGTAACCTGACCTACCACATGGTACAGGATGACGCTTCCGAGCATTTCCACAAGGTCACGATGGTCAAGAGCGTTTACACGGCAATCCTGGTCCTGGAGGCCATCGCGAGCCAGTTCCCGGAGCACGTGCGCCGAGAGGCCTATGAGGACGTGTCCGGGTTCAACCGGAAGATGCTCGCCAAGCAGGAGGCCTTCAAGAACGCCCTGGGCGCAATCGAGCTCGATGTCGACGCCGACTCCGAGCTCGGCCGCCTCATCAAGCGAATCCTCGGGGAGTAGCCATGTCCGTCCAAGTTAAGGCCCTGTTCAAGCAGACGACCGTCAAGGGCGGGACGGCGAACCTGCAGATGGAAATCCTCACTGACGCCCCGGATGCGTTCGACCTCATCAAGATGAGCGGCCAGACCGTGTTCCTCAAGGTGACGCCTGAGCAGGAGACGTTCGGATTCGACAGCGAGACGGGCGAGATCATCCGTTAATTCTTCTGAAAGGAATCGCAATGCAAGCAGAAGTTATCGATGACGAGAGGCTGGAGGTCACATACGCCCCAGTGCCAATCAGGGCGAACTTCGAGACCCTTGAGGCCCGAGTCCGCGCCATGGTGGCCGACTACGAGGGCGCGACCTACGACCTCACCTCCGAGGACGCCATCAAACAGGCGAAGCGCGACCGAACGTACCTGAATGGAATCGTCAGTGAGATCGACGAGCGCCGCAAGGCGGTGAAGCGCGAGTACACGAAGCCCCTCTCCGCCTTCGAGGGGGAGTGTAAGCGAATCATCGGGATCGCAAAGGACGCCTCTGACGGCATCAAGGTGCAGCTCGATGCGGCCGAGGACGCCCGAAAGAAGCGCGCGTACAACGGCTTGGCGGCGTATTACGCGCAGATCGCCGACCTTCTGGCTCCGGTCGTGCCCTACGAGCGCATCCACGAGGACGTATGGCTTTTGAAATCCTTCGGCGAGGTCAAGGCGAAGAACGCCCTCGAGGAGAAGGTGGGCAAGCTCGCCGCCGATTGGGGCACCCTGAAGGCCATGAAGCCGTCCATGCCGCATTACGAGACGGCCGAGCGTGAACTGTTCAGAACGCTCGATCTCGGCGCGGCAATCTCCGCCGCCGCCCGGGAGGATGCTGAGGACAGGCGCATCGCGGAGATGAAGGCGGCGATGGAGCGACCGGCCCCCGAGCCGGAGCAAGCTCCGGAGCCCGCGTCGGTCCCAGGCGACGCCGCGCCGGCGTCGGCGGAGCCCCCTCAGAAGGAGCCCCGTTATGGCTGGACGTTCCGGCTTCTCTCGGCGACGGTCGAGGAGGCGAACGCCGTGCGCATTTTCTGCCATGAGAACGGAATCGGCGGCTCCCTCAAGCGCGAGGGGAGGGTGAGCTAGATGGCCGAGAGCAGGAGCCTAGCAGCCCTTCTCGCGGAGGCGCAGGCCGAGATGCCAAACCCCAAGAAGAACCGCGAGGGGCAGAAGGGATACCAGAAGTACAACTACGCGACGCTCGATACCGTGGTTGACATCATCAAGAAGCCTCTGAACGAGCGCGGCATCTTCCTCACGCAGCCATGCGAGCGTACCAATGACGGGAACATGTGCGTGCAGACCGTGGTGATGCACGAGGGCGAGCGCCTTGTGCTGGACACCAAGCCCTACGAGTACGACAGCGACCCGCAGGAGTTCGGCAAGCGCGAGACGTACGCGCGGCGATACTCGCTGCTCACGGCCTTCGGCTTGGCGGGCGAGGACGATACCGACGGCGACACCGGCCCCAAGAAGCCCGCAGCACAGGGCAACGCCAAGAAACCCTCGAAGCGCCAGCAGATGCTGGCCAAGATTGCTAAATACAAGGCCGTGTGCATCGAACACGGCCTCGCCAATGACGAGTTGGACGGCTACCTACAGGCGCATTACCAGACCGATGACTTGACCAAGCTCACCGACGAGCAGCTGATCGAGTACGGAAAGCAGCTCGCCGAGACGGTCAAGAAGTACGAGGAGGCCAAATGAGCATCAACCGAGTCAACATCTCGGGCAACCTGACCCGAGACCCGGAGCTTCGCGCTACAACCGGCGGGACGCAGGTCCTTTCATTCGGCATGGCCGTGAACGACCGCCGCAAGAACCAGCAGACAGGGGAGTGGGAGGACTACCCGAACTTCGTGGATTGCACGATGTTCGGCAGCCGCGCCGAGAAGGTCTCCCGTTACCTGTCCAAGGGCTGCAAGGTGGCCGTCGAAGGGAAGCTGCGCTACTCCCAATGGGAGCGGGACGGCCAGAAGCGAAGCAAGCTTGAGGTGATCGTCGAGGACATCGAGTTCATGAGCCGCCAGCAGGCGGCGGAGCCCGCCCCCGTCGACGCATACGACGAAGACATCCCGTTCTAAGGAGCCATCGTGGATAGATACGACATCGCGGCCCTCGTGGCCAAGGACTTCCTTCTGGAGAAGGGTATGCGCAGCGTGGACGTGACCGGCTACTCGTGCGAGGAGGGCGAGGCTGACGTCGTCTGCACCGACGGCCTCACGCACGTCATCGTGGCGGTCCAGGCGGCGCACAAGCGCGGCGGCAACTGCCCGAAGGCCGTGTACAACGTGAAGAAGATGCGCCGGGTGCTCATGTGCTACCTGGCCGACCACCCCGAGGTGACCTCCGCGCGCTACGACCACATGCTCGTCACGATCAGCTCCGGCAACGGCGCGGCCGTCGAGTACACACAGGCCCTCGTCTTCAAGGAGCGCTAGGCATGGAGGGAACTAAGTTCACATGGTTCCCCAAGCTCACCGACACGGTGGCCAAGGTCCCGGAGGAGCTGCGCGGCTCGCTCCTCTGGGCCTTGGTCTGGTATGGGACCTACGGCGAGGAGCCCGATTTGGGATGGCCGCTCGATGCCATCTTCGAGAGCCTTCGCGAGGACATCGCCAACTCGAAGCAGTGCAGGAGCAACGGGAAAAGCGGGGGTCGAGGTAACAAAAAGGTGGCTTCGGATGAATCGAAACCACCCCTTAGCGAAGCCGAAACCCCCATTTGCAAAGCACCAAACCCCGCTTTGGGTGATGCCGAAACCCCCCTTTGCGAGAACGGAAAGGGGTCTTTGGAAGATGCCGAACCCAAACCAGACCAAACCAGTCCAGTCCAATCCAAGCCAGAGGTGGTGAAGCGAAAGCGCTTCAAGCCGCCCACCCCGGAGGAGGCGGACGCATACGCGGCGGAGTGGTGCCGGGAGAACGGCTACGACCCTTCGGGGTTCACCGGGAGCAAGTTCGTCGACTTCTACGCCAGCAAGGGGTGGATGGTCGGGAAGAGCCCGATGAAGGACTGGAGGGCGGCCGCGAGGAACTGGATCGTGAAGGACTGCAGAAAGGGGGCGCGGAATGAGTACAGCGATTTCTGACGCGAGGGCCGAGGCCATGGCAAAGATCCGGGCGTCGAAGCTCCGCGCGGCGGGGCTTGTGGGCGAGTACGCCCGCGCCGATTGCGAGCTCGGCCACAGGCTCTATGAGATGGCCAAGAGCGGGGTCGGTGCGTACGTCCACGGGGAGTCCGGGCGCGGCAAGACCTACGCCGCATCCTGCGCTGTGCGCATGTGGGTCGATTCCGGCGGGAAGGCCCGCCTCGTCTCGGCGCCAAGGCTCATGGAGGAGGTCTACGCGGGCTTCGAGAGGGACGGCGACAAGCACGCGCTCGACAGGGCGTGCCGCATCCCGCTTCTCGCCCTGGATGACTTCGGCATGGAGAGGCCGACCGAGACCGCCATCGAGAAGCTCTCCATCCTGGTCGACGAGCGGGTCAAGGCCGGACTGCCGACCATCTTCACCAGCAACATTCGAATCGGGGTGCTCTCGAACTCATGGGGCGAGGTCCCCGGCAAGCGCCTGGCATCGAGGGTCATAGGCTCCTGCAGGATCGTGGAACTAGAGGGAGAGGATTGGAGGGTCAAATGCCGACCATGAGCCAGCTGAGGGGCCTGCCCCTCGAACGGGCAGAGCTGTTCGGCAAGCCCAGCATCGGCGCGCGCTACACCCACGGGGCGAGCTACGAGCGAACCGGGGAACGGTGCTGCATCTGCCATCGACCAGCCACCAACTGCCACCACGTCGCGCCGAGGAGGCTCGGCGAGCGGTTCTCCCTCGTGACCCCGGACAGGACGTGGCTGCTGCGAAGCCCGCTCTTCGCCCTGTGCGGCTCCGGCACCACGGGATGCCACAACGGGTTCCACGGCGGCTCAGCGCTCACTGCCCGCTGGATGTGGGACGACCCGCAGTATGAGCGTTGGTGGTGGGACGGAATCCTCCTTGAGCAGTGGGGGCCTCACGCCGAGGAGCTTTACGGATTCGGCTTCTGGCGAATCGAAGACAAGAAACACGGTCGGTTGATCGAGATCAGAGAGGGGAACTGAAATGGAATTCAACACCTGCGAGGAGTACGTGCTTGCGGAGTTGGAGGGCGCGCAGGATGCGGCTTTGACGCTCAGCGAGGAGGTCGAGCGCCTTGAGACCGAGAATCAGCTTCTCAGGGAGCGCCTTGAGGCGCAGCCCGACCCGGTGCGGAAGACCATCTGCAACGCGGGGCGAGCGCGTATTTTCGACTCATGCACGAACATCTACAAGAGCGTTAAGGACGAGGAGACGTTCGTTCCATTCAAGGACTGGTGCCTGGAGTGCGTGCTCGGCTTCAATCTGCCCAAGGGAATCTCCAAGACGCAGTTCGTGGAGGAATTCGAGCCGGAGTTCCTTGAGGCCTACAACGAGCGCCTTGCCGAGGAATCGGAGGTTTAGCCATGGAGGGGCCTGAGATCATCGAGCGGTACCGGGTGGAGATCGATGAGTTGGAAGCGCGGCGCGACTTCTCCGGCGCGAACCGCAAGCGCATCGAGATGCACAAGGCCTTGCGGGCCGCGGGCGTCTCCGGCGACATCGGGATGAGCAGATACCAGCGCGAGAAGCACGCGCAGCGCTTGAAGCGCGCCGGTTGCAGCGCCGAGGAGATCGCCAGGGCCATGGAGGTCAGCGTCTCCGAGGTGCGGTCGCTCATCAAGGGGGCGTCGCGGTGATCGGCGTCATCCCCGGGCAGATGGCGCTCGACCTGTTCCCCGAGCCATCGAGGCCCGATGCCGCCGAGTCGTGCATCTCTCGCCTCGTGTCCATGGGGTGCGACGAGGAAAGGGTCGCCCCCATGGTGCGCGAGCTGTTCGGTAGGTTCGGCGCGCCCGAGGCTCGCGACCGCGCCAATTGCCTGGCGTACTTCTACGGCGAGAGGCCGATACCGAGGTTGAGGTCCTGCCCTCCGTCCGCCATCGGCCTGTTCGACGGCTCCATCGACTACCACGTCGTGTGGGACAGGTGCTGGGCGGCCCGCTGGGCTCCGCTGCGGGACGTGTTTGAGGTCCGTGAGTGGCGCTACAACTACCGGAGGCCCTACACGGGGGCGCCGGTGTTCATCTGGTACGTCGACAACAAGGGGCGCGAGGTAAAGCGCCCGTATGAGGAGGGTGCATGCGAAGGATAGCGGTGGTCTTGGCCATAGTTGCCTCTTTGACCGTACCTGCGGCCATCGCCTGCAAGATTTACGAGCTCGTGAAGCTGCTGGCGGCGGGTTTGCTGCTACTGGTGCTTATGAGCGGATTGGATTAGGGATGAAACGAAAGATTATCGCCTGCGCACTCGCGGTCGCCATGGCCGCGTCGACCATCGGCCTGACCGGATGCACGGAGAAGGACAGGGTCAGTTGGAACGTCTCCCAGGAGGCGAACAACTTCAACGCCGTGCGACGGTTGACGGTGATCAACACGCTGTCCGATAAGGTCCTCCTGCAGATGACGGGGACGTTTGCTATCCAAACCGATCCGGACACGAACGAACTGCAGGTCATCTGCGAGCTTGAGAACGGCGAGTACCAAAAGCACTTCGTCTACCTCAACAAGTTCACGACCTACACGGTGGAGGACATCTCGGGCAGCGATGTGGACAAGTACAGCTACGAGCTGAACTTCATGCCGGAGTTCCTGCCGGGCGTGAAGATCACGGCTAAGGAGTAATCGCATGGAGCTCAAGGAGTGCCCCTTCTGCGGGGGCAAGGCGCACGTGGCGGAGAACGTGAGCGTGTACGGGACCATGTTCGCCGCGTGCTGCGACGACGTCGAGGGATGCCCCGCCGGAACACCCGGCAATTGGTGGAAGTCCGAAGAGGAGGCCGCTGGCAAATGGAACACCCGGTCTGCCCAGGTGGCGCGGAACGGTGATTCCGAATGAGAGACCCCAATGAGGTCCTGCACGGCCCTTTCGACATCGAGACCCACAAGGACACCTTCGTCCATTACTTGGAGGTCTGCATCGAATCAGATGGAACCGTTCACTATGCGGTCCCTAGCCATCAGAGATGGCTGCTCGAGCGCTTCATGGACCGCGAGGGGATTGAGGCCGATCTGGAGGCCTGGGAGCGCATCCCTCCTTATGGAGTCACCGACTGGCTTTGCCGCGAAATTGGATGCATTGCGGTGTGGGAAGACCGGTTCTCTGGCGTGCCGAACGCCAAGCAGCGTGCCGCGCTGAGGCGGTTGAGGCTCGCCGGGCTTTACAAGGGATCGTGTTAGACGGGAGGAATGATGGCCGTAAACGAGAGCGTAAGAGCGGCTGGCATAGATCTTGCGCATATTGTCAGAGAAATTGCAAAAGACGAGGTGAGTGCGGAATTGCAGCGGTGCCCTGGAGGCTTGACCGAGAAGGAGCGCCGCATCCTCGACATGTGGCCCAGGTTCGAGGACGGCGAGCTCGTGATGCCTGGCGATAAGGTCCATTACGCCTCGGCGCACAATGACGAAACCGAGATAGAGGTCGAGTCAATCACGGCGATGGACGGCTATTTCGTGCTCTGCGATGACGAGTGCCGGTCGAACCAGTACGAACAGGGGCAGCGCGTCAAGCGCCCCGCACCCAAAGTCCTGGACGCCGACGGGGTGGAGATCAAGGTAGGCGACACGGTGTACGGCATTGGGCGCACCGAGCACCAGTTCGAGGTAATCGACCCGCACCATGTCGACCCAGAGGTCGGCGAGGCGTTCTCGGTCAGGTGTTACGACAGCGATGAGCATGAGGAATGCCATTGCAAGCCGAAGCTGCTCACCCACACCCGCCCGGACAGCTGGGAGCGGCTTGAGGAGGACGCGTGCAACAGCATCTGCGGGTACTTCGGAAAAGGGGTGAGCGAATGCGACGACTGCCCTGCCAATGCCATCGCGGCAAACTCCGACGAATTTGAGTGCTGCGAGCGCGCGGTGAAACTCGACATCGTCCGCCGCGCCAAGGCGCTCGCAAAGGTGGAGGTGGCCGAATGACACCGAGTATCGAGGAGCGCAGGCGGGTTTCGGACAAGCTCGCCGAGCTCGTCACGTCAACCAACGTGAACTGGCCCCAGCTGTTCGACGCGCTGGGGACGCCTGGCCGGGATGTGACGGTGCTCTACCTTGCCGACCTCATCGACCCGTTCGCATGGAAGGTCACCGTCGCGGACAACGAGCGGCTTTTGGATAGATGCAGGGAGCTTGAGGCCGAGAACTCCCGTCTCAAGGCGGCTTTGGCAAAGGGGGTTGAGCGATGAGAATCCCGTTCTGGCTTCGACATCCGATCAGGTCCGTGCGGATGCGACTTATCCCGCCGTGCGCTCGATGCGCTCATAGGAGCTTTGATTTCGGGCACGTTCACTGTCGTTGCCCGGCTTACATCGAGCATATCGACAAGACAGAGTGCGTTTTCATCAGGTATGGAGACGCCATTGATGTGCGGGGTGGCAACTACTGCCGCTTCTCACCCAGGGAGGAGAAATGAGCTTCGGGTTGCGGGACGAGGACTGGGTCGAACCCGACCCGGAGCCGATCATCAAGTGCCGGGACTGCGAGTTCTGGGAGAGGTGCCCAAGCGGATGCGAATGGGGATGGTGCACCGACCACCGGTGCGAGTTCACGAGAGAGGACGATGAGTGCTGATGAGAAAACATGACTGGAGCACGATGAGGGGCGAGGTGACGGGCGCGTTCGGCTGCGTGACCGCAGCCCTCGTCTGCATCGCCATCGACGCGGGCCTTGTTGCCCTGATCGCATGGCTCATCCGGACGATTGCGGGGTAGCAGATGAGAATCAGCGAGCTTGAGGTAGTGGGAATCCCAATTGAGGAGCTAAAGCCCTACGACAACAACGCGAAGCTCCACACTCGGGAGCAGATAGATGCGGTCGAGGCATCCATCAAGGAGTTTGGCTTCAGGAACCCGGTCATAGCCTGGCACAACGAGGACGGCATCGCCGAGATCGTGGCCGGGCATGCGAGGACCACCGCAGCAAGGAACCTGGGGATGGAGGATGTCCCGTGCATCTTCGTGGACGACCTCACCGACGCGCAGCGCCGCGCCCTGACCCTGGCGGACAACAAAACCACCATGATGACCGGCTTCGACGAGGACATGTTGGCCTACGAGCTGGATGTCCTGGCGGACGAGTTCGACATGGCGGATTTCGGCTTCGCGGACTCCCTCGGAGATGCCATAGAGGACGTGGACGTGGAGGAGGACGAGGTACCGGAGGTCGTCGAGTGCAGGGCGAAGAGGGGCGAGATTTGGCAGCTCGGCGCGCACCGGATCATGTGCGGCGACTCAACCTGCCGTGAAGACGTTGAAAAACTCGCGGGTGGGGGGGGGTTCTGCGACTTACTCCTGACAGACCCTCCCTATAACGTGGCCCTCGGGCAGCACATGCGGCCATCCGAGCTCAAGCAACTCCACCGCAGGACGGACGGCCTCGTGATCGAGAACGACTCCTGGGATGACGACGACGCCTTCGTCGCGTTCCTCAAATCCGCCTTCGACAACGCCATGGAGGTGCTGAACCCTGGCTCCGCCTTCTACATCTGGCATGCCGACAGCCAGCGCATGAACTTCTTGAGGGCCTGCGAGCTCTCCGGCATGACCGTGAGGGAATGCCTCGTCTGGGCAAAGAACACCTTCGCCCTGGGAAGGCAGGACTACCAATGGCGCCACGAGCCGTGCCTGTACGGCTGGAAGGACGGGGCCGCGCACAGCTGGTACTCGGACCGCAAGCAGAGCACCGTCCTGGAGTTCGACAAGCCATCCGTGAACGCCGAGCACCCGACCATGAAGCCCGTCGGCCTCATGGCCTACCTGATAAGGAACTCCACCAAGGAGGGCGACACCGTCCTCGATGTGTTCGGCGGCTCCGGCTCCACGCTCATGGCGTGCGAGGGCATGGGCCGCAGGTGCCTGTCCATGGAGCTTGACCCGCACTACTGCGACGTGATCATAACCCGATGGGAGAACGCCACGGGAAAGACCGCGATGAAGCTTGAATAGGGGATAGACCAGGGCGAACATGCGGCGCACGGTCACGACGGGCGGCGGGGTTCCGTTACCAGCGCGGTGTAGGGTGCACCGATTACCCGCCGTCCACCATGGCCGTGCGTCACCAGGGGCCGTCCTCACGGGCGGTCCCTTCTCATGCCGATGGGAGTATCCACGGAAGGGCCGCTGCGGGTTCTGAATATGCACGAGGGTGTCCGCAGAGACGGAGCTGTACCGGATTCTATGCAAAACGGAGGGGCTTGAGATGGGCAAGAAGAATCCCAGGAACGCCAACGGCAACGCCAGAAGGAAGCTCAGGGCGAGGCTCAGGGCGGAGGGAAGGCCGTGCCACCTGTGCGGCCTGCCCATCAATTACAGCCTCCCGGCCGGAGACCCGTGGAGCTTCGAGGTTGACGAGCTGGTTCCGGTGAGCCGTGGGGGAGACCCGCTGGACTACTCCAACGTGGACGCGGCGCACCGCATCTGCAATCAGAGGCGCGGCAACAGGATGGACGGGGACGAGGGCGCGAAGGGGCTTCCCATCGTGCGCTCCCGGCTGTTCTAGAGGGCGGATTCGGGGCGTTTCAGTCGGCTCGGCGGTGGTTGGCCGAAGGTTCGGCAGACGGCCTTAAAACGGCATAGGGGGGCTTGCCCCACCCCCTACCTCGAAGGCCCGCCCCGGGCGATATAGCCGATTTCCCCCCGCATATCTCGGGGCAATAGGGGGGGGTATCTCACGCCGCCTATACCATCGCTCCCAACGAAGGGAGGCGCTATGGCCAAGGGCGGACGGGGCGTTTCCATGCCGGATGACATCGCTCTAGACCCCGTGCAGAGCGCCATCTGGGAATCGCTGGCCCCGAGCGGAGACAACAACTTCACCAAGCAGGACGTCGAGCCGCTGCGCGAGCTTTGCTTCTGGCACGCGGTCTTCCGCAGCGCCCAGAACGCGATCTCCAAGGGCGACGGGCGGATCAGCATCTTCGACGCGGTGGGATACAAGCCGTTCAAGTCCCCGGACGGCAGGAGCCTTCCCATGATGCGCAAGAGCCCCGCGCTCGCGGTGCTCAAGGAGGCGAGCGCGGAGATTCGCGCCCTGTCCGACCAGCTCGGCCTGTCCCCCAAGAGCCGGGCGGAGGCCAGCGCGCCGCAGAAGCGAACGACGGAGAAGGCGCAGCTTCTGCAGCTCGCAACCTCGCGACCCGCGCCCCGTAGGGCGGTGGGCGAGTGAAGCCTAGGCAGACACCGACGCTTGAGCTGAACGTTCCGGATGGGTTCGAAGGCGCGGCTGACATCGCGACCGAGCTCGCATCGCAGTATTTCGGAGCCCCCATGCCGTGGCAACCCCACCTGCTCGATGTGATGCTCGCCACCGACGGGGACGGCATGTACGTCAACTCCGAGGTCGGCATCAGCGTCCCGCGCCAGAACGGTAAGAGCTGGGTTGTACGCTCCCGATGCTTCGACGGCCTCATGCGCGGGGAGAAGATCCTGTACACCTGCCACCACGGCGACACCTCCGACGAGATGTTCCAGGAACTCAAGGCCCCGTTCGAGGACGATGAGGAAGAGGAGCTTCGCGACCTGCTCAAATACGTCCGCAAGACCAACGGCAAGCAGGCCATCGTCCTGAACAACGGCGGGACCATCCGGTTCACCACCAGAACGGACAGCGGCGGTCGAGGCAAGAGTTTCGACGTGCTGATCATAGACGAGGCACAGGAGCTGACCGACATGCAGCAGGCGGCGCTGCTGCCCGCCATCTCCGCCGGGAAGATGCACAACCCGCAGACCATCTACCTCGGAACTCCGCCCGGCCCAAAATGCCTGGGGACGGTCTTCGCGAACCTTCGGAAATCCATCCTCAAAGGCGATTCGCAGATGGCCTGGATGGAGTGGGGCGCCACCGAGATCGGAGACAAGAACGACCGCGCTCGCTGGTACGAGTGCAACCCCTCGCTCGGAATCGTCCTCGAGTTGAAGGCCGTCGAGAGCGAGTGCAACCAGATGGCGCCCGACACCTTCGCGCGCGAGCGTCTCGGGTGGTGGGCGGACGACGCCGAGGTGGCAAACCCCGCCCTGCCGCCTGGCCTATGGGCGAAGCGGGAAGTCAGGAAGGCTATGGCGGGCGGGAAGCTTGCCTTCGGCGTGAAGTTCTCCACCGATGGCAGGACTGCGGCCATCTCGTGGGCTCGCGCGGTGAGGGGAGGCCCCTCCTACGTGGAGCTGTACGACGTGGCCTGCACCGATGGTGGCACAGCCGGAATCTCTGACATGCTCCTCCGGAACAAGGGAGAGATCGCGGCGGTGTGCATCGACGGAAAGTCCGGGGCCGACGCCCTCATCCAAAGGCTGAGTGACAACGCGTTCCCGAAGAAGGCGGTTATCACGGGAAGCCCCGCGATCGTGCAGACTGCCGCCTCGATGCTGCTCGACGAGCTGAAAGACGGCTCCCTTGGCCACATCGCATCGCCAGCTCTGGACGAGTCCGCCGCAAGGTCGGTCAAGCGCGACATCGGCGCCGCTGGCGGCTGGGGCTTCGGGGACGGCCCGAACTCCATGGCGGCGCCCATCGAATCGGCGTCGCTTGCCCTGTACGCGGCGCGCACTACGAAAAGAGACCCCTCTAGGAAGCAGGAGGCGAACTTCTAATGGGCATCAACAAGGAACTGTCCACGGACATCGCGAACGCCTACAACCTCGAACCGGAGGACAGGCGGCTCGTCCTGGACCTCATAGAGACGTGGCGCAGGAAGCTGCCCGGAAACGCGAAGCGCGAGCGGTACTACCTTGGGAAGGTGCGCGTCAAGGACCTGGGCATCGCCATGCCCGCAAGCCTCGCGGCGAAGATCGACCCGAGAATCGACTGGCCCAAGAAGGCCGTCCACGCCCTCGCGGACCGCTCCGTGCTGAACGGGTTCACGACCGACGATAAAGAGACCACCGACAAGCTGCGCGCAATCTACGCGGCCAACTCTCTCGGGGAGCTGTACCGAAAGAACCTCATCGGCGAGCTCAAGCACTGCTGCGGGTTCTGGACCGTGACCGATGACGGCCTCGGGAACCCCGTCATCAGCGCCTATCCGGCAACGGCCGCGAGCG